CTCGGCTCCAACTAGGAGGAACCTCCTTCTTACCAGGCAACCTCGAGTCTGGTGTACTGAGAGAACGCACCCTTAGGATGTCCAAGAAGCGAAGCTTTTTAGATTTTCGATCTAAAAAGCACATCTGCTTCGTGTATGTTCCAAAGGATGCTGATCTCATATGTACACCGGCGGAAATAATCGCTCCTCCGAATGGGAGGAGGCGCTCAAACAAGAGCGCCCTCCTCTTAGTCGTAAGAGAGATCTGATCATCTCCACATCTCGATGTCAAGGGATCCCCACCGGTTCTCCGAAATTTCATTTTTGAGAACCTACCTTTCAAGAGGTTCCTTATGATTTGGTCAATGGTCCTTCCAGGAGCTTCCCGGAGCAATGCTCCGGATAACTCCCAGAAGAACCTATTAAACAAATTCAAAAGGAACCATGATGAAGGGTTGGCCATGGGGATCCCACGGCTGGTTGCCATGGGCTCTACATCGTCTTCCAGATCTTCATACAATACCTCCATCGATGACGTGGAGAGGGGTCCAAGGACCCTTACCAAGAGAGGGGTAGAGGGATCCGACAAGTACCCCGAGAGAAGTTGAGACGAGACATCCATATGGAACGTGTCTGTGGCCCTGGTTAAATCCAGGGACAACAGAACGCGGTCCTTAAGGAATGTCTCGTCCCTACTTTCGAGGAACTTGTTGGCCCTCTTCATGAAACTTACTAGTGTTCCATCTCCTGAGATAGTACCCACTTCCGGGTCCTTCTTAAGAGATGAATAACAATAAGTTCTCATGAGGTGAAGTAGAGAGGCAACAACAGAAGCCGCGGGTGTTACCACCCGTGCTTTGTTGCCCTGCTCCTCTACCGTCACCGCCCTCGCTGGATAGGGCTTGGGATCAAAGCCTTCAAAAGAGATCCTTGGGGGTGCTGCATACCTTCCGGTATACGGACCACCCTCAAGGGGCTCTTCTGTCGGCCTTGGAACCCAACCCTCTCTACATGCGTCATCGAGGAGGAACAGTACTGAGAATTCCTTCATCATCGGGGTTCCCAAACTTGCATCTTGGAGGAATCCGGACTCAAAGTTCCAGATCCCTCCAAGAGCAGTAAAGGATCCCTGATAATGGGTTTTCTCAAGCAAGCCATTCAGAGTCCTAATGAAGGTATCC